ATAATTCTTACATATTTTACCTATATTTTATCTTCTTCTACTTCTTCTAGCTTCTTTAGCAGTCTTTTTTTCTTCTTTTATTTCTTCTTCTACTTTAATATCTATAGAAGCAGCAACAAATGCCCTCTCGTAGTCTGGTAAATCTGTATATTCATGTGGTTTCCATTTGAATTTATGAAGGCAATAATGAGCTACACTAGCATCATAATCGCCTCCTTCAATTAGTTTTTTGCTTCTTCTACTTTATCTTCAAAAGTTCTATCAAAACCATTTACCTCTCCTACTTCACTTGAAAGGTCTGTGTATTCGCCAGGAGTTAACATTGTTGTTAATAGTTCCTCTGCTCCCATTACACCATAGCTATTTTGAAGTTCTGCATCATGTAAATCTGGAAATACTATAGTTTCCACACATAATTTCAAAGTGTAAGTATTAAAATCTGTTTCACTAGTGTATTGCCCTGTTGCTTTTCCTTTTTTGCCTATAACAGGAACTCTGATAGCAGAATTTTTTCTTAACTGTCTATCTCTATCTGAATCTATTGCTTTAAGTTCCCATTCTACTGGTTTTCCATCTTCACCTACAAACCTTTCACTTGCCACATACTTTCTATTCTCTACTTTTATTGCATTTTGACTTAAAAAAGCGTTTAAATCTCCCATATTATTCTACCTCCATGATTAAATATTTTGTTTCTTTTTCTATTGTTGCAATGCCATCCTCATCTAGTTTGATTTTTATTGTAATTGGTTTTAATGATGAACCTTCAATTGTATCAAGTGCCAGTTTATCAGCAATATCTATAAGATATTTCCCTGCTTTTTTATATATTTCACTAACACATTCTTCTATAGTTCTTTTTTTACTATAATCAAAAGAAATTGAATCTTTTATCTCATATTTATCTTTAATTTTAATCATCTCCTAATTTTGTAAATAAAAAATACACATCTATAATTTATAAATGTGTATCTTATTCCATACCATTTGCTATATTGAACTTCTCAACTATTCTCCAATTCTCAAAAGTAAAATCTACATCCTCATCCAAATACTCGCCATCAGCATCAAACTTAGCAATTATTCCACTATCCAGGTTGCAATCTTCAAGTATTATAGTTTGTCTTCCGACACTTGATGTAGGGTCTTCATTGGTAATTTGCATATCAAAGTAAATGTCCTCGCCTGTTTCTTTATATTCATATAACAACTCTCTAAAAATAGAAGTATTATAATAAAATGTTGCACTCCCTGAAAATTTACTTCCTGTACTTTTGTTTCCTTTTGTAATGCTGCCTAAAATCGGCATCTCACTTTTATTCTTTTCCATTTTTGCTTCTAAATTAATAGCTTGCATAAAATTATATCTTTTACCTTTTATTGTTACAAAACATTCAGCTTTAGAACCACTTATTGCATCTCTAACATTCATAGTAATATTTTTAGACATCTATTTATCACACTCCTCTCTTAACTAACTGAAACAGTCATATAAAGCTTACTCATAGCACTAATAACTTTTACAGCATCACTTACTACAACAGTCTTCTTATCGCTTCCAGGTTCTACAGAAACATCATCAGCTTTGAAATCTTCTATTGCTCTCATATTTTGCAGTTGTTCATGATGCTTAACTACATCATTCCAAAACGAGATACGACCAGATTTATCATTTGGTACTTCACCCAAGTACTTTGTATTAAATAAAGTCGCTATATCATTAGCAATCTGGTCAAGTACTCTAACACTTTGGTTACTTGAAAAATCGTCATTTTTATCATCTGTAAATGATACAAAAGTATTTATGTCCTCTAACACATGAACTTCATCTCCCACCTTGTGGAATATAAATTTACCAGTTTTTAAAGCTTCTTCAAGTTGTATTTGAGTATAATTAACATCAACATCAAACTCACCATCATATTTTTTATTAGTATTAGATTTATTTATATCACATCCAGCTATAGCTCCAGTAGTCCAGTAAATTAAGCTAGATTCTAATAACCCAGTATCTTTAATCTTATTTTCTACAGATACTACACCCTCATAATCTGCATCACTTTTCTTATATAATACAGTTTGAAACTTTGCTCCTACTTTGTCTCTCATTCTCTTTGTAAATTCTACAAACAAACTTTTAATCTCTGTTGTTGTAGCCAAACACCCTAGTGCATTAAATGAATAACTTTCTATTTTATCTAAGAAAGCTTGGTACTCTGCTCCTGTCACAGCTTCGCCATTAGTTCCACCAGTAAATACAAGTCCTGCACTTGCTTCTAATGTTGCATCCTTTTTCCAAATGACATAATCATTATCTTCTAAATCTGTAATAACTTTTGCTATTTGAGTATCTACCTTCTTATTATCCAAAAGTGTTACAACATCAAACTTAGTGTTATCATCAATGTTTGTTGTAACTACTATCTTCAAATCATTACCTCTTATTCCACTATATTTAGCAGTAGCAATAGTGCAACTAGCTTTAACACCTTTATTTAATTTATAGAAATATCCTAGTCTTATATTTTTAAATAAGTCTCTCAAACCTTTTAACTTTTCATGTGTATAATCATATCCAAAATACTTTACTGAATACTTCTCAAAATCATCACTAGTTACTTGAAATACTTCTTCATCAATACCCCAATCAAGTTCAAGTGGCATTGCTACAATACCTCTATCAGATAATGAACTAGTTGCCCTCTTAGCTGAGATAAAATTTATATAAGCACCTGGAAGTATTTTATTCTGTGTTACAAATGTTCCTCCACCTAAAGCCATCTAACTCACTCCTTTCATAAATTTATTTATCATATCCTCTACCTCTGAGAAGGAATACAATTCATCATCTTTTAAAATTGCATTTAACAAGTCTTTTCTATTTACATACTTCTTAGAATTAACTATCTGCTCTTTAGTAAACTTATAGTCATTAGATTTTTTATCTAAATCATTAGTTTTCAATACTATCACCTCTCTTTAACCCACCAAATAATTCAACATCATTCATTTTTTCTGTATTATTACTTTTTATAGTAAAGTAATTATAATCAACGAAGAAATGAAGAACATTATCTATAATTTCAAAGTTCATATTTGTACCTCTGACTAAATCTCCATCAATTTCTATATACTCTAATTCCTCCAATAACATTTCAGCTATCTCATTTATTTCAAATGCCTTATTATCACTTTTAGGAAAATAGTGTACATCAAAAGAATTTTTCTTTAACTCTCTAGCATTTGGATATAATACTTTACTCGAATTTATAGGAACAATAAAAAAACAAGGTTCATTTATACCTTGTTCCACATCTTCACTGTAAATTGTATATTTTTCTCCAAACGATTTATCTAATTTTACTGATATTCCATCAATTATATTATTAAGCATCAAATACCTTCTTTAATAAAATCATTAATTTTTTCTCTATTATTGCATCTGCTTCTTCTCTTAATTCCATTACTGAAATAGTCATCATATATTTTCCTTTAACAAAGCCTTTGTGATTTCTAGTTCTGTGACCAAACTCTACATAACTTGCATAGGGAGTTGGGTTAATAACTTCTATAACATAATTATCTCCAACTTTAGTAACAGGAAGTTTCCTAGCATAAGCTATCCCACCCCAACCATCTTTTAGAGTTCCAGTCTTTTTTGGTGTACGTTCAGGCTTCCTAGCTTTACGAACAAGTCTTGCAGCTAATTCTCTTGCACAATCTTTTAAAAATTTATCAAGCTGACTATCTTCTAGCCTTTGCAATTTTCTTTGTAGCTTCTTCAATTCTTTAAAATCAACACTTCCACCTCTAGCCATTACGCTTTATCATCCAGTAATTCTAATATTATCTCTTGATGATTAGGATATATAGCTGATTCTCCACTTCTTACATACTCTTTATCATTTATAATAAGTTTTGAACCTGCTTTAATTTCTATATTTGGAGATATAAAGAGTTTAATAGTTTGCTCTAGCTTAGCTACTTTTCCATCTGTAGCTGATGTAATATTTTTATATGAAAGCTTACATGGTTGATTCTCTAATACAATTACTTCTTTATTGTTAGTTCGTTTTGTAATAGCGTCTTTGATTGGTTGATATTCTACTATAGTGCATTTATCTCTATATAACATTTCTATTGCTTTTCTAGTTTTACTTACCATCTTAAACACCTAAAAGTTAATATCTTATTCTTACCATAAGTTAAAAGATAGTTTACAAGAGTGTCAAAGCGTTGTTCTGGTGTTTGAGAGCCACTTCCTATAGCAAAATCCACCTTTGTATCACCTTCTGATATAGACTTTTCTACAGCTTCAAAATTAAGACTTTCTATATCTAATTGACCCATATTTTTTTTAGTAAATAAGAACTCTCCAACTATCATATCAACTTCAATTTCTTTCAGTTCAATTGGCATAGTTTTTATATTACAATCCAGCTTAATAATATTTTCTATCTTTTCTCTTACAAAACCTATTAACCACTTATCCCCATCTTTTAATATATATCCAAAACTTTCAAGTCTTTTTTCTATATCATCAATCAGATTATTTTCCATAATTTTCACCTACTTTTTGTTAGACTTATTCTTTTCTGTAGGCTCTGCTTTTTCTATAGATTGGATATCTTCTTCCTCTAAAGTTTTTACTTTCTCTTTAAGCTGCTTATTTTCTACTTCTAAAGATTCTACTTTGTTTCTTAAAATATTATTTTCAGCAACCAAATCCTTTACATTTAAAGACTTACCATATTTCTCTACTTTTCCAGCTTTATCTATTAAATCATATCCCATTTCTAAGAAATCATCTATTTTACATTCTTCTATAGTTAATATTCTATTTAATTTCCTTACTTGTGCCATTATGCTCCATCTCCTTCAACAACAAATTGTATTGCATCAGCTTTTTTATTTAATATAAATACATCTTCAAAACTTTCTTCAAAGTATAAATATTTTCCTTCTGTAACTGCTCTTGGTTCATCTAATGTAGAAAATTGATAAGAAACTGGTGTAATTATTGCACTTGGATGTATTAAAGACATAAATATTTGCTTAGCTCCTGCACCTGCTTTCCATCCAGTAGTAAAGTCATATACTGTTTTCATAAGATTAGATGGCACTTTAACTATCTTAACTGAATCAATATCAGTTGTTTGACGATTAAGAGAAGTTCCTCCATCTTTTATATTTACAGTTCTTTGTATCTCTTTTGCATTCTTGATTAAAGTGTCAACTCCTGGTGTAACATATAATATTCTTCCAACAGCAGGTACTCTAGCTTCTGTCATTTTTTCCATTAACTTATCAAAAACCTCTAAGATATTTGCTGTTGTAAGAGCAGTTGTCTCTGCTGTTTTACCTAGAGCTATCCAATCAGCATATATTTTAGATATACAGTAAGCATCCATCTCAGGAAATTTTTGTTCCTCATTGTATACTTGAGTTATATTTCCTATTGATGCTACATAGTTAGTTTGGTCAATATCTGCTGGATGAACCAATGTAGACCATTTTCTTTGGTTAGTTAATGTTTTAGATTCCCAAGCATTATCATAGTTTCTTTGAGCTACTGCTATTGTATCTCTGTTTGAATCTACCCTTCCAGTTGTAGATATAGTTGGTATTTCTATTGTTTTAGAACCAGTCCATCTATATCTTCCATTATTTGGTGTTGCATACAAATCCCCGAAGTTTAAAGTATAAGGATATGCTTGTGCTAAAACATTTGAATATTCTTTTGCATAATTTAGTGCTGCCATTTTATTTCCTCCTATTTATTATTATTTTCATGAGGTCTTACCCCAGTAAAATTAAAACCAAAATCATTTATCTTAGGCTCTTGTCCTGGTGTTATAGTATCTATTTTAGGTTCTTCACCTTCTAGTGTTGCATTAAACAAATAATCTTTATCCTGTTTCAAAGGGTTTATTTGCTCTTCAAAAGCTTTTTGTCTATCTTTACTATTTCTTAGTGCTTCCATGTCTAAATGAGCTTTTAATGCTATTTCATCCCTACATTTAACAGACTTAAAAGCATCATTTAACCAGTAATTAAAGTCCTTTTCTTCAATTTCTTTTTTGTAGGTTTCTTCCAAAGTTTTCTTATCAGTTTCATAAGTTGTTTTTAGATTCTCTACATCTTCTTTTGTCATACCTCCTTCAAACTTTTTAATAGTTTCATTAGCTGTATTAAGCTGTGTTTCAAGATTTGTATAATCTTCTTGAGTAACTGTAGTCTCTTTTATTTTCTTTTCTATAGATTTTTGAAGAGACGCTACATCAATCTTGTTATCCTCTATTTTTATTCCTTCCAATAATTCTTTTAACCAATCCATTTTAAATGTCTCCTTTCATTTTTTACATAATAAAAAAGCCTTATCTAGGATTAAAACCAATGTTATTATTCTCGCTACAATTATTTATTGATATAGCTTCTATTTGTGATAAATCTATTATTGTTGTTCCATCTTCATCTAAATATCCTTTCAAGTTCCTACAATCTGAGTCAGCTTCAATAAAATCTTGCATTAACTTATCAGCAACATCTTCATCTACTATTCCAGATATGCTATTGCCACTTTTAAACCAAATTATATACTCTTTCAATAAAATAAGCCTCCTTTTGTTTTTACATGATAAAAAATCTTTGAACAAATTATTCATAAATAATATAGCTTATTAGTGAAGCTATAAGGTATATTGCTTTTCCTATTAAATATCCACTTATAACTCCTACTAAGCCATAAACTAATCTAACACAGGTAAAAGTATTATTATCTACCATGTTAGCTATTCCTAAAACATGAGCCATGATTATGTTGATACCTATAAAAACACCTAAAGCTATACCAATAACTGTAATAATAAATGCTATAATATTTCTAACACTTATTTTGCTTGGCTTTTTAATATATTTCTTTTTAAACATATTTCCATCCCCCAAAACTTATTCAATACCTTCTCTTAGGTGTTCCACTAACTGTTTTACAATCTTATCTATATCAACTTTACAATCACATTTATTCATTTTTTCTGCTAGTTTATTAATTTTATCATCTGCTTTTTCTAAAGTTTGTATAAATAAATCTAATTCTTTTCTAGCTTTTTTAATATTTTCTTGAAAGTTTGTTGAATCTAAAGTCATCTCTGTTGATAATTTATTTTTTTCTCTATATTCAACTTTCTCATAAGTCATTTCAAATATATCTGCTTTACATGGATATATTTCTCCTTTTACACCTTGTATAATGTAATCCCCTTTATTAGCTCTCATAGTACCTTCTAGTGTCTTTAAATCACAACTTATATGACCATTAATACATTTTTCTTGCATAAAATTACAAACTCTATCATTCTCAATAAACCATTTTGGTTCTACATCATAACCTAGTTTAAAAGCTTCTACTTCAACTGCTTTCTTTTTAAACTTAGCCATCTTATTTATTCCTCCTTAAATATTTAATAATATCTTCATTGCTAACTAGCAAAGAATATAGTATGAGTATCACACCAAGAATAAAATTAAGTAGTGGAAATAAAGCTAGAAAAATAAAATTATATTTTTTTCTTTTTCTGATATTCACACTTTTAAGTAATTCAATTAATTCCTCATTACTATAAACCTTCATGTTGAATAAATAAAGCCCTGTGCAAAATACAATTATTGATAAAATATATAATTTAAGCATTTCAAATCACCCTCTCAATAAATTTTATTTTTTACATAATAAAGACACCTACTAACTTAGTAAGTGTTTTTAACATACTTCTTATGCCATTCTTTATACTTAATACTAGATGGTACATAATAAGTTCCACCATCTTCTTCTCTTGCAGCTCTATAACTTTCTTCACCATCAAAATATGGTACTATTACACACCTACATCTAGGATGAAATGGTGGAGCAGTAACTCCTATCTCATAGTATTTCATTTCAATTACTTTACCATCAAGAGGACTACATCTTTTCTCACAAACCTTACTATCTAATGCACTTACTATTTCATATTTCTCAACACCTAGACTATTAAAACAATCCCTTTGACTTAATGAACTAAAAAAGGCAAGCTCAGATTTTACTAATAACTTAGCTTCTTCTTTGCTTGTATTAAAATTTTTATTAATTTTATTCGTTAAGTTTTCAGGAGATATCCCATTAATTAAAGTTTCTTTTAATCCTTTATTAAGTTCACTCATTAACCTTGGTCTATGCTTATTCCAAATTCTATTACCAAATGTTATTCCATCAGTGGTCCAAGGACTACTAACTATTTTGTTAATATTATTCATGCTAAGCATGGCTATCATTAATCCAATTCCAATACCTTTTTGAGTTTCAAATGCAGTATGATAATAGCTATCTTGATAAGTGTCTGCTATAAGCGTATTTACATCCTCATACTCTTTTGAGTATAATACCTCAACTTGATGCCTTATTTTTAACTCTAATGCTTTTAGTCTGCTTATACGAACTCTTTTAACTGCACTTTCTAGTTCTTTCATCCACTTTTGACTAATTACATTTTCTTCTCCATACTTGATATATTCTTCTAATGATAATTTAAGTTCAGCTAATTCTCTTAGATTTAATAACTTTTCAGCTTCTTGCATACTTATTTTATTATCCTTAGCAAATTTCATATACCAATTATTTATTTCTCTAAGAATGTTGTAAAGTACTATATCATATTGCTTTTCTAATTCCTTGTTAAAGTTATCTCCTTTATTATGAACATCTTCTTCTAACTGATTAAATGTCTTTATCCAGTAATCTATATTATTCATCTAAAGGTTCACCTTCTTCAGTTTTCTTTTTAGTCGGAAAAGCATCTTCATATTCTTTTATACTTTCTTCTTTCTGTTTTTTAAGTCTCTCAAGTTCATCGTTAACATCTTCAACCCAAGGATGATTAGAAACAATAGTTTCATCTGATACAATTCCAGTTGATTTAGCTGCCATATCTATCTTTTCAGCTTCATTTATTATCATAGAGTGATTAAAAGTAATTTGAACTGTTTTATAATCATAGCTCTTACTACCACTTATCTTTAAATACTCACACACAAACCATAAAAGCTCTCTAATTGCTTTTTTAAACTTCTTTTCAGTCTTAGAACATTTTAAGTCAAGTAGTGAATATAAAAATTTAAGTGCTACACCCGATTTGTCACCTGTGTTTTGAGATTCTGGATTAACTCCTTGACCAAAGATAATTATATTCTTTTCCAATCTATCAAGAAGCTCCTTTTTAGCTTCAACTGGTATATTTATCTCTAGTTTATCAACTCCACCTCCACCATCTACTTTAATTGATTTATAGTATCTTATATTATCTATAAACTCTTGTAGACTTGTTCCTGGATATTCTTTTAATACATAAATAACCTCTTGTATTTCATCTAAGTTATCTGCTAGTGTAGAAATATTATTGTCATATATATCTATTAATGATTTATAGAAAGTTAAATCTGAGACACACTTTTCATTATTTTTAAAAGGTATAAATGGAACTTTACCCCAACCCTGTTCTTTGTTATTTATTCTAAAATGACCTTCTTGTATATCAGTCATTTTTCCATATTCATCATATAAAAATTCTTGAACAAAACTATTACCTCTTTCAACAAAGTAAGTTACATCATTTTCTGTGTAGTACTCAACTCTTTTTATTTTATTTCCATCTATATCTTCAATATAATAAAACCTAATAAATGCAACTAATTCCCTCTGTCTTTTACTATCCCAAATAGGAATTGCTTCTTCAGCTGGAATTATTACATATTTAAACTCACCTTTTCTATTAATATATGGATGTAACCATTCAACCCCTTTATTACTAGCATTGAGATATAGTTCTGTTATTGTATCGTCAAACTCTTCTCCTAGTAAGTCATTTAAAAGCTTAGTGAGATTATCATCATCTGCATTAAATACGATTGGATTTCCAACACTATAGCCCACTTTTTGGTCAACTAAAAGCTTATGGTAGTTGTTAATTGCTTTATTATTAACCTTAGTAAAATCATCAACCTTAGCTCCATCTAAGAGATAATATCTTCTCTTATTGTTTACATCAGTATTACCATAATAGTATTCTTCTCCTTGTTTATATTTTTCTGGCCTATGCTTTAAGATGTAGTGTTCTATGACTTTTACTAGGTTAAAGGTGCTCTCTTTTTTTAACTGAACTTTTATTAAATCTGTTTCACTTATATAAATATTTAACACCTCCTTTACTTTAAGAAGCTTATTCCATTATTTTTAAGCTTATTATCTATAGAATATCTAAGAGCAGCCATTGCATCATCCATAAATTCAACTGGTTCATCAAGATATAATCCAGTTCTTTCGTCTTGTTTCCATTTCCATTGTTGTATTTCTTTTATTGTATTTATACAACTAGGATGTACATGTATTCTTAACTGTTTTAAATAATCTATTTGAGCTTTAATACTTCCTGGTCCTTTTTTAACTCCTTTAGCTTTATATCCTGCACTTTTCCACATCTTAATTCTATCGGGTTCAGCGCTATCACAGTACATAAATAGACTCTTTTCTAAACCTTTACTATTTGCAATCGTTATTATTTCTGAGGTATCCATTTCATGTACATATATTTCATTACATATATATAACTCTCCATCCTTAAAGCCAATTCTAAGTATTGCATTTGCATGATTAAAACCAAAGTCTTGTGATAACCTCATATTATCAAAGTATTCAAATTCTGTAGGAAATTCATGTATAACATAGTTTTTAAGTATTGCTCCACCAGTTTCTCCCCATTCTCCAAGACCATAGACTTTGTACCCTTCTGGGTCTTGCTCTTTTCTCATTTGCATTCTTCTGTAGTAAGCCTCATCTATGAATCTATTTTGTAGATAAGTACTATGATGAGTAAATATATCATCATTTTTATAGTCAAAGTACTTTCTTTTTATCCAATGAGTAGCTGAGACTGGATTAAATGTAAATGTCATTTGATAGTATAGGTTAGGATTAGTTAAAATACCTCTTAAACGGTCATCTAGTATGTCTATGTCACTTTCCATAAGTTCTGTAGCTTCTTCACACCAAACCCATGTTAATTTTCCTTTCGAGAAGTTAATTGATTTTAATTTTTCTCTTTGTTTTGCATCATTAACTCCTCTGAAAATTATAGAGTTACCAGTAACTTTACTCTTAATTTCTAAGGGATTTAAAGTAGTTTTCCAATACTTATCAGCTTGTTTACCATAAATACGATTTATAGCTCCTGTAAGCTCTGCATACGTTGAATACTTATGTGTAGCTTCTGACTTTCTAACTACTAATAGATTAGCTCCTTGATACTTCTTATCTCCTAACTTTAGTATATAGTCTTGTGCTACATTAACAGATTTTCCACTCCCTGCTGAACCTTTCATTGCTCTGTATCTTTTTTTAGTAAAATTAGCTTCCTTGAAATCTGGATTAAAATTTACTCTAACTATCATTTCTATCACCATAATCTACACTTATTTTCAACTCATCATCTCCAATGTCATCTTTACTTAGGTTATCAACTTCACATTTCAACTTCTCAACTCTTGTTTTCTGCTCCTCTGTAGCCAAATTCCAATCCTTATGAATCATTTCATCATACTGTTTAATTAAACTTCTAAGTTCACTCATAGCCCTACTCTGTGCATTAAGAAAAGATGCTTGCCTATCCCATGCAAATTGAAATTCATACTCTATCTTCTC